CGGTTGGGCTTGATCCTGTGGCCACGGCTGGGATGGTGGATCCGCTTGGTCACATGTGCAGACCGATCCGGGCTAAGATGGGCGGGCAAACGCTCTTTGATGGGGTGACAATGCCGCCTTCTGTTGCGGGGGCGCCAAGTGAGGCTGGGTATGAGCTTAATTTTGAATGTTTGAGCCGCTGGCATTTGGGCGATAAGGCACAGTTTCGCGCTCCTTATGCGCTGGACGGGTTTACTTTCGTTAATTCCATTAGCTTCTTGCTTCGCCAGGCGGGCGTGCCGGATGCGCTGATGAACATTGAAAATCCAAGTATCACGCTTGACTCTGGCAAGACTGCCTCGCTCGGTGAATGGTCGCTCCTTATTCGGCCTGGTGATACGGTGAATGAGTGGATCGCTAAGGTGTTTGAGGGCTATGCCGGGAACTGGTTCTATAACTGGGTTCCAAAGTCCACCGGGGGCATGGAGTTCAAGGTGCTTTCACCGACGGGCATGGGTTCCACTCCTGTCCTCACTTTGTGGGGAACGGTTGCTCAGGCGGTTGCGCAGCTGGTATCGGAAGGGCTTTCTGCTGGTGACGCGGCTAAGTATTACGCGCATAGGCTGTGGCAAGATTTCCAAGAGGAGCAGTTGCCACCGGAAGCAAACGAAGTTCGGGTCATTGGTCGCAATCCTAAAAACAATCAGCCGATTGCGGCTTTCAAGGTGGATTATGCGGCGGCTGATCCTACGACTCTTCCGAGTTTGCGGCCTTCTAACTGGGTCGGGTATCGCTCGGTCGCGGCGATTGTGAATCCTGGGATCACTTCGCAGACGAGCGTGAACCGTGCGGTCAATTTGCTCTTTGATCGGCTCACTCCTAAGCGGCGCCTTGTGAAGTTTGGTTCCCCGGTTTGGATTAAGCTGACGGCTTCCGGACAATACCTTTACCCACCGATGTCGGTGACGCTGAAGAACATCTATGACGGGGTTGACGCTGAGGTGCGGATTACGGGGATTGAGAGCGATCTGGACTGCTATGATGCTTGGCCTTACTTCTCGACTCCGACGCAGTACATGGGCGAGATCATCAGCGGGACGACGCCCTGGCGCGGGTCGCTTAGGACGGCAAACTTTGACGTAGCGGTGCGAATTGCGATGGACAGGTTGCAATCCAACATTCCGTACCCTGTGGCGATTGGTGGTCAGCTTATCAGCGGCAAGCCTGGGACGTTTGGGGTGGAGCAATGATCACCGTACAAATTAACATTGGCGGGGATGGTGAGCAGGTGGAGATACCTGTGACGGTTTCGGGCTGTTCGTGCCGCGCTGAGGATTTCGTCATGGCACTTGTTGGGTTTGCGAACGACTGGAAGGCTGGGGCTGATGCTGCGGTAGAGCCTGAACGCAAGCCGTGCGGGTGCAAGGATGCCTAATAACGGGCTGATCATCGCGTGGGATAAGCTGGAATATCGCCTGGCTGGGTCGGCTACGGCTACGGGTGCAGGTGGGACTTTATCCTATGGGTACGCGGGGTCTGGGTACACACGGTGGGCGCCGGATACTGTCAACTCTCCGACGGGGATTGAGCTTTATGTGGAGTCCGATTGGAACGGAACTTCTGGCACTTGGGAGGTGACGTATCGTGGTCCAAACGAGCCTTCTGGTGGTTACACGGTTAGTGGTTCGGGTTACCAGGCGACTTCCATCGTTGCACGGTTTATCAACCTCAAAATCTATTCCAAACTGACGGGCGCGCTCTACCGGGTGATGTGGGATTCTATCGAAATCTACGTGAACGGTTCACTTTCTACCACGCTTGGAAGTGGTGATGAGACGAGCAACGGGGTTGGGCCTTGTTACCTCAACTATATTGGCGTCCCGTTCCAGATTCAAGGATCGGCGACGGGTGGGGTGGATACGAGTTGGGCTTATGATCCGTGCGATCCATCGGACGTGGCAAGTGGGAACTGGAATTATAACGTTCCGGCTGTGATTGAGGGGGGATGGAGGTTTGAGGATGATGGCGGCACTACGTGGAACGCTTTGCCGGTCTATGTGGACGTTCGGACTGTGGCGGGTACTGGGTGTCCTTTTGGTTTGACGGCTACCGGGATTGTGTCGGCGGCTGATACCTACTCTGGCACGGTGAATGTGACGGCAAAGGGGAGCCAGGTCTTAGAGTACATCGGCCGCACAATGGGCGTGGGGTACACGCGGGTGGAATGCGAGGACGGGTTTGGCAACGTGATTGCTACGGCTGATCTGCTGATGGTGGAGCCATGCCTGGATTTGTGCGATTCCTCGGCGACTGATCCGTACCGCGATTACTACCGAACGACGCTCACGAATGAGCCGGCTGATGGTTCCATTATGCTTCTTCCGAACCTTGAAAAAGATATTTTCAAGCTAGGAAATAGCGATTACAAGTCTTTGATCTACCGGAACGATTTCCCCGTGGTGAGAGGCTCGGCGTCTAGGACTTGCACGATTGATTCGGTCACCACGTCTGCCAGTTCCACTCCGCAGATTTACCCTGGTTCGGCGGCCTTCCTAGGCGGGGTTGGGCTTGGAACGCATCCAATGGAGGACTTTTTGGCACTGGATACGGTGGCTCCGGTGACGATCAATAAGTCTAAGACTGAGCTGAAGAGTATTTCTTTCTATGGCAATACCGTCTGCTCGACTTATGCGCCATCGAATCCTTTGGTAATCGCGGTCTGCCCATCTGCACCTATTCGTATTATCAGTCCTATTGAGGTTTTCCCGACTGCTCCAACGGGGTCAAACAAGGAGGAGGCGATTGGCTGGACTTCCATTAACTTTGTGGATACTTTGTCCAACTACCAAAGCCACGCGAGTATGATCTTGCGATACGTTGGGAGTTGGGGCAACCCGCTTTGGCACTACTTCCATTTTAAGGACGACTTTTCGAGTTTGGTTTTCGCGGACTATTGGGGGCCTGGACGCCAGCAATGGCTGGGGAATTCCTCGCTGCCGACGGCTGAAAAGACGGATACGCGCACGGACATTCTCGGCTCTTGCTTCGATGATTCGGGGCATACGGTCTTCATGGACACTGCCACAACGCATCGCTGGCTCGGCACTTCCAGGCAACGGCTCTATTCTCCTACTATTCCCGCGTCATGTCAGACGGGAGAAACTGCGGTCTGGAACTTTGGGGAATACGACGAGGACACGGAAACCTGGGACGGGACGGGAACGGTCGGGGCTACTACGGTCACGGTTGGCACGACGACGACGAAGGCGACACTGGATGCGCTCTCGTTTACTGCCTACCCTTATATGTACCCTTTGATCTGTGACAGGATCGAGATACCTGCAACTGGGTTTACGAACGTTGCTTCATTCTCCGTGAAACTGATCGGCATAGACGGCTCGGAAGTGGAGCTTTGCACGGCTAGTGGTACGCACGTCATCCCAAAGGGCGCGAACGTGAAGTATGCCGGGTCTTGGGGTATTGAGAACTCACCAGACCCTGGCGTCACTCCTGATCTGGGTGTGGATGCAACGGGTAGCGGAATTTCTACCACGGTCATGGCTTCGGCTTTGCACTGCTCGGCGTTTTCGCTCTTACCTGCCCGGTCTTACTATAGGCTGAGATACGACATTGTAAAGACGAATGCCGCGCTGACGGCTACGGTTCCGAACCCGATCTTCAAGCGAAATGCTACGACGCCTAAGATGTACTGGGAGTCGGGGCATATTCAGACTTTGCTATGGCCGAACGGATCTGTTCTTAGGCTTGGGAACTGGACTTTCTACGACATTAGCCTTGGGCTGATGAATCCTCCGGTGGTGCTTGGAAACGCTAAGACGACCATCATAGACGCGCTTTGTTCCATACGTTTGATCTTTGAGGCGAGGGCGCACAATGACGGTTTGACTACCGAACTCACCACGCTCTTTGATACTTATGAAGGGCAGTCCGTGGGGGTGGTGGATAAGTTTTCGTGCGCTTGGATCAACCCTGCTGAGGGTGACCATTCCACGGTCTCGAGCTATCAGTGGAGCCTGGTGAATACCATGGCTGAGTCGCCTCCACTCATGTGCTTTCCGAACAAGTCTTTTGTGGTTGCTTCGGCTAGCTGGGCGCAGACGGGCGCTTACAAGCACCAGGCGATTGATTGGAGCCAGGAAGCACGGCACTTGATTCACCCATCGAACCGCATGGATCAGGAGACGGCTACCGGGCCTGGTTTGATTACATCACCAACGACGGCTCCGCTTGGCTGGGCGATTACCACTCACCAGGTAGCGGTGGACAATACCGAGACGGCTACCTGGGACATTAACATTGGCGCGACCAAGTACGCGGATGCTACGCCCTGGCGGGGATGGTTTGGGATTCTTGAAATTCTGGAAAGCGATGGGGTCGCCTACGCGGTCGGGCTGAACTTGCGCCATGCGGTCGCTTATGTTCAGGGCGGGACGGCTTGGCTCGGGATCGCGGATCACGCGAACCTTTCGAGTATCGCTTTTACTGATACCGGGATTGCAGCTGAAACGGTTTTCCTGGAGTGGGTGAATGGTGGGGCGAATGAGCTTAATTTGTACGTGTCCGATGCGGGGTCTTGCGAGCGGCACAGGACGAACAACGAGGGTGTTTCATTTACTATGACAACGATTGGAAACGGTTCACAAGTGGCGGCGGTTTGCGCTCCTGACAACCTGGAATATACCTACCGGGTAGATGGCGGGGCGATCCTTGGCAAGATTTACGATGCGATGGGGAACGTGATTGATACCTTCACGGCGGTTGCTTCTGGTGTGGATGACGCGCAGATCGGGGTGGATTGCCAGTACAACGTGCCTGGTGGGGTTCCTGGCGGGCTTCGGTTCACTTTGTACTACATGGTGAGCGGTTCGGTGACGAGCAAGTCGAGCCAAGATGGGCGCGTTTTTGCGTAGGTGTTTAGAATGGCATGAGCGTTCCTCAGATACTAACTTCCGGGCCTTATGTGGTCACTGCAACGGCTACAAACGCGGCTTTGGCAACTGCGCCGTGCCGTTTAACCTATCTGCGGATTAACGCAACGGCGGCGGGAACCGTAATTCTTTACGATAACACGGCGGCATCTGGCTCAACACCTCTTCAAACAATCCGAGCAGAACTAGGGACAACGGTTGTGCCTTTACCAGCAAATGGAATTCTGCTAAAAAACGGACTTTTTGCTACTTTTACAACATTTACAGGCACCGTTGATGCGGGGCTGGTGAGAAACTAAGATGCCAAGTTCACTAATCAAATCAGCACCGACTCAGGTCAACTATTCTGGCGGCACTACTCGTATGTTTTCGACTGCTACGGGCGCGGCGGCCACGAGTGGTAACACTGCCACTCCATCACTGCAAACTGTTCCGGACGGTAGCGGCGAATCCTTGGTTTCAGTGAGAAACGCTGTTGCCGATACTGCAAACGGAGTGACAGCAACGTTTGAAACAAGGCTTTACACTGGGCGATTTGCACTTGCAATCTACTTGGATGATTTTTACACTGACTCCGGGTTCACAACGATTGCTTCATCGAGTACTGCGTTCAACCAGCTTCAATGCACTATTGCAATTTCAAACGACTCGATCACTTATAATGACACTTCGCATTTGTACCAAGTAGTGCTTACTCGTGGGTGGAACGTTATTCCACTTTCGCGGGCATACGCGGCAAACGTTGCTCGCAATGCGGGTGCAACTGCAATACGTCCACAGCTTTCGGGGACTGGCACAGTTGGGATTCCTTCTGGTACTGGGGTAGATGGAGTTCCGGCAGTTGGGGCTGCATTTACAAGCTCTCTCTATGATGCAGTGCGAACTGGGGCTCAATTAAGGATCACAGTGGCTAGTGCAGGAGCAAGCTTGTACTCTAGGTTCTTTGTCAAGGAGATTGTGGACAACTATCAAGCAGACTCTAAGACTTGCTTGATCTTTGATGATGCTCGTGACACGGTTTACACTGACGCTTTTCCGCTGATGCGGGCGCGTGGTCTTGTTGGAACGCTTCCGATCATCAGTTCTTCTGTTGGCACTCCTGGGTTTATGACGGTTGCCCAGATCAGCGAGCTTTACGACGCTGGTTGGGACATTGTGAACCACACTCGCTCGCACCTCTTGCCGGCTACGATGGCAGGATTTACACAGGCTCAATGCTTCGCGGAAATTGATGCTTGCGAACAGTTCATCAAATCAAACGGCTGGATCAGAAACAACGCTCCAAAATACTTTGTATCTCCATTTGGCGGGATGCAACAAATGAACTGCACCAACTACCGAGCGGCTATCACTCAGGCTGGGTGCGTGGCATCGTTTGGAACAACTAACCGAGCTATCGGCGGGCAGCTTATTTCTCCGTTCTTTATCCCGCGTATTGACTTCAATACTATGGGGCCAACCGGCGCGTTCACAACAGGTACGGGATACAACATCGCTACGATGGTAGACCAGTACACTCAGGCTTGCATGAATGGCGCAAGCCCGATGGTTATGCTCCACCAATTCCTAAACGTACCAACGGATAGCACGATGCTTGCGACCACTGAACTGGAAACCTTCCTTGATCGGGTTGTTTCACTTCGTCAGGCTGGGTTCACTTCGGTGGAGCCTGTAACAACTGCGATTCCTGCTCTTACGACTGGTTCTGGTACTGGGATTCGGCACCTAAAATAATGCCATGCGCTTTCTCGCCTTTGGTTGCTTGCATCACCCGGTCGCTGATCCGGCGGCGTTAAGGTTCCTGCACGATCAGATTGAATCCTTTCAGCCTGACGTGCTAGTGAACCTGGGGGATTGGTACGACGGTGAGGGATGGTCGCGCTGGGACAATGAGAACCCTTGGACGATCATTGACGAGTACCGTGCGGCTCGCGACCATGCGCGTATTCTGAACGCTTTCTCGTTTATCAAGAAGCGCGTCTGGCTTTACGGGAACCACGAAGCAAACATCAGCGAACCGGGGCGGTTGAAGAAGTCTCAGCGTGATATTGTGGATTGGCAAGACTGGAGTCCACCGGGCGGGGGGCTTAGGGACGAGGTGCGAGATTGGCACGTCATTAGAAAGTATGGGTCGAGCGTTCGGTGGAACCTCGGCCCAATTTCTTTTACACATGGCACGAAAGCCAACGTTTATTCTGCCAGGGACGAAGCCAGGATGCATTGCGTTCCACACGGCTTGACTATCTCCGCTCACTCGCATAGACCTGTCGTTGTTACCCGTGACTCTTTGGCTGGGAATCAGCCGGCCGATCTTTGGTATGCCAACGTAGGCACGGGGATCAATATCTCGAAGGCTCGCTACATTCAGCGGTCAAACTTCCAGGGGTGGGGAATGGGCGTCGTTCGCGGCGAGATTTACTCCAAAGATTCTACGCTGCTGAAAGAAGGCCGAAAGGCGTACCGGGCTAAGAACTGGGACGCTGAAACGGCGATACTCTCCATCTTCCGGGATAGGCTCAACGCATGAATACAAACGAGGAATATCGGCGGGTTGAGAAGGTTTAACGCTAAACCATTTTCCCGACGTCGGCAATATGGTCAAGATGTACGGAAGGTGCCCGCAAACCGTCCTTCTATCGTACAATGTAGTTATTCCCCGGATCATGCTATCCTGGCGCAAGTCAGTGACCATGCCGGGGTTCTTAGTGTCGCGGCTCAATCGCCTCAGCATTTGAGGCGAATCGCGGGGTTAATCGCCTCAGTAAAGTTGTTTTTCCCAACGTATCTTTGGGGCTTTAGATTGTGTTTCAGCGCGAACTCTGCCGTTTACATTCCAATCCACCATAGTAGACGCAACGTTGCATGGCGTCCACCCGCTTGCTTTATAAATTGTCCCATGGTGAGCAACGGTGTCTTGGTAACTTATGACTCGCGCTAACTCAGGGAATTTCTTTTTAATGTCACGAATCATCCACGCGATCATGTTGCTTGCCGTATTTTTTGGAGCTTCTGGTGAGATAGCCATGCGCCTAAGCTCCAGCATCAAATGACCATCCGAAAATCGGTTTGCGGCAACTGGATCAGTCCATATCGCACACGCTAAATATCGGTTTGAATATTCCGCAACGTAGCAAACCTTGCGTCGGTTCCGATCTATGTTTCCCCTCACTACGTTTGGCAATAAACTATGCCAGTGTTTGTTTAGCTGAATAGCTGTAACGACATCTATTTCACTGTAATTAAATTGGAGCGGCGAGATCGGAATTGCACCGTCCCCTTCCGTTTGGAATAACGGATGTGCTACTGGAACACCCTCACCGCTTATGTATGGGTAACTCATCGTTCTTTTTCTCTCGTCGGTCGTGGGGCGATTGCCCATGTCAAATGTCCACCTGTGGGGGTGGGTTGGTTAAATCTGCTATGGCTTGGAGGATGGGGAACGCTTGGGTAGGCGAAACCGCATTTCCCAGAGCCTCTAATCGTCGTCGTCGATACTTGTCCAGCCCTCGGGGAATCCCATCATGCGTTCGTACATCCACGGCTCCAAGGTTTCTCCAAAGGTGTCTCTGAAATTCCGACAGCATTGGTGCTTCATCATTGATTGGCAAAGCAAATTGCTCGTCCTGGTCGGAGTGTGCAACCACCCAGATACGCTTCCGTTTATGGGTAGCTCCGGTGCTTGCGCTTGATAATACAATCGTTGTTGCGCGGTAGCCAATTCCTTCCAGGTCGGACAGAACCCGATCAAGTCCTCGATGTATGAGCTGATGTACGTTCTCAATAAGTACCCAATTTGGTCTGCATTCGGTAGCAATTCGGATGATTTCTCGGTAAAGCCCTGACCGCTCTCCATCAACACCTTTTCCTGTCCTGTTTGCTGTTGAAATGTCTTGACAAGGTGACCCGCCTGAAAGCAGGGCGACTCGTCCCAAAAAAGGCTCTCCATTGAAAGTTGTAACATCGTCGTAAATGGGTACGCCTGGAAAGTTCTTTGCGAGAACCTTTTGGCAGTATTCGTCGCGCTCGACTAGAGCAATGGTAGAGAATCCAGCCCAATGAGCTGCAAGATCGATTCCGCCTATTCCGCTAAAGAGTGAAAGGTGCGTCAAGCGTCTACCTCCAAGCGGGTAAACCTAGTTGGGAATAAGGTTGGGAATGGACGCACTGAACTGGAAGAATACACCGTTTTGGTGCAGATTTCTACCTGAATTTGTGGCGCGTTGAGGCTAAATTCTTTCGGACTTAAAATCCGTTGTTCGCAAGGACGTGCGGGTTCGAGTCCCGCCCTGGGCACCAGGTTCAAATTAGCGGAAAAGTTCAATAATTTCTCCTTGATTTTTGATCCGGCATTCCCAACTGTATTCCCAACCCTCAGATAGAACCGTGTCTACCCATAGGTTAAGCTGCTCAGACTTCACTTCGATCATTTGGCTGTCTGAATAGTCGCGGGTGGCTCCTCCTGGCGGCGTATGTCCTAAGATCATTGCCCGTATTTCCAGGCTCGTGTTTAGCTCCTGGAGGCCAGTAGCGCAGGTATGCCGCAAGATGTTCCTGCCTAGTTTCTCCATGGATAAATCGTTGGTTAGCTTTTCTATCTGGTGGTAGATCGTAGATACGTCGGATTTCAGCAACGGGAATGTCTGCCCTTTGATGAGCTGCAGGACTTTGTTTGGAACTGGGATGATGCGGCGGCGGTATCTCGTCTTTTCGCGCACGATCGTAAGCAGGTTCTTGTTGAAGTGCTTCGGCTCTATGTCGCGTATTTCTTCCCAGCCGATGCCGAGTAGCCCAGTGAGTACGATTGCTGGTAGTGCCGGGGATTGCTTTTCTACGGCGTAGGCAATTAAGATTCGAAGTTCCTCGGCGGTGAGGTATTTCCCTGGCTTGTACGAGCGTTTGGGCAATTTGATGTACTCGGCCGGGTTCACCTGCAAGATGCCGTCTATGACTGCCAATTTAAGTACGGAGCGAGTGATGCGCTTAACGTCGCTGATGACCTTCGGGCTGGTCTTTGGCAATCGGTTGATATGGTTCTGAATCCATTGCCTACTTATCTCGGAAACGTCGGTGTTTATCCAGGGCATGTGTAGTGTTGCGACTCTCATTTCATCCCTCTGGTATGCCTTCGATGTGTTGCTGATCGTCGGGAGATACAATCCCTCCATCAATGACCTGAAGGTGTTGTCCGTCAAGCCCTGCGGCCTGAGCGACTGTGACACCTTTTCCTTTAGCCGGGCGACCGCTTCTTGCTTGGTGCTTGCGTAGGCTTGATAAGCTGTCCCCTGGATTTGCATCCTCGCTTCCCATCCGTTGCCTTTCGCTCGGATATTCGGTTCGTTGTTCTGGCTCATCGGATTCCAGCATAGCGCAAAGCGCGAGGAATTCACGTCGCTTCTTTAGCGGAAGCGCATTAAATCCTCGTAAATCTGCGGTGCTGAATTGCATAAGTTAGTCCTGCTCTGGGTGAATCGGTCCCTGGAAGTTGTGGAAAGTAGAGAGCGAGAAAGTACCACCATCCCCAATCATTCGAGCGATCAATGTCTTTTCGGTCTTTTGGGCAACTCCAACCCAAATCATTGAGTGAATTCCACCAGCTAAAACCTTTGCCCAGTACCAACCTGGCTTGGTCGGTCGCTGAGTTGTCCACTTACTCACGCCTCTTCCCTCCCGGCTTCTGCCAACAAGTCAGCGATTGACTGCGCGGCGCGTTTGGCTCGTTCGGGGGTGCGGAAGTTGAGTTCAATGGCTTGATCCCTTTCTTCATCCCAAATGCTCATAATTACTTCTGTTGGGTGATGAGGAATCTCAAAGACAAACCCTTCAATATCGGCGCAATCTTTGTACTGCGCGTTATCCCACTCCAACTCAGGGAAGAGTTCGGCGAATGTGAAGGTGGCTACGGTTCCAAAATTATTCTCAAATGGATCAGAGACATAAACATTTACACTGCCAGGAAAGATATGCAGATGCGAGTCTTCATCTAGGCTAATGCCGGGGTCTACGCCATGGCTCAAAGATTCCCTCCCAACCCCAGCCGCATCCAGCGCACGTTGCACTTTCAGCAGGAGGGTTGCTCGTTCTTGTGTTTCTAAATTATTCATCTTCGTTATCTCCAAACCCCGTCAAGCCAAGGGTGGTCGGCGTAAATGGTCAGGAACGCGGCGACTAGTCCAATGTAAAGGAGTGCCAGCGCGAATTTGCCGGGGCGTGTTAGGTAGGTCATTCGGATACCTCTGCTGGCTTTTGGGTCTGGAGCGTCGCAAGGTGGAATTCTTGGCATATTGCATGGCAACTTTCGCGCAAAGATTCATCCCAGTTAGTCCCAGCGATCATCTGTGAAGGCTTATGACAATCCGGGTCTTGCACTCGCATGATGTCCTTCTCAACTAAGTCAAGTACTTTCTTTGCGGATTCTTCGGTATCCTCCACAATCCGCGTTGGGTAGCTTTGACGCAAGAATCTAAGGGCTAGATTCCGGTCGCAAGTTGCAAATTGAAATTCATTTTTCATCGTCTAAAAATTCCTCTGATCCGTTGCCAGATCGTTTGTCGTCGTAGCTCACCGTAGGCGTTGCCGCCGTAAATGTCCGGGCGGTCGCTCATTCGTGGTCCGTTGTACTTCTTGGCGGCTTCAATGGCGTCCTTTGGCTTATGGGCGGCTTTTGCTTCGGAGAGTGGAAGGTCTTTCACTTTGCACCTCCCAATTCCCTAGCTAGTGACTGAGCCATTGCAGCCCAAACGAGGTTTTGACTCTTTGCGCCAAATTCAACGTGGTCAAACATCTCGGGGGCTACCACTTCTTGGATGATCTGCCCGATCTGCTCGTCCGATGGTTCGCTGATCGCTTCGTCGTCAAGGCGTCCGAGTACGGTGCTTTCGAGTTCGGTTGCGGAGTAGGTGCCGATCATCGTGCCACCACCTCCAATGTCCCTTCCTCAAAGATTCCCTTCAAGATCACTTCGTACAAGAACGCCTGAGCGTTCTCGGCACTTGGCGGGTACAGGCTTTCTTGTTCGCAATCCAGCGATCCAATAGAGAGTCGGTACTGAGTGACGCTGTACTCTGAATCGTACTCTGCGTTGACGGTGTACTTGCCGATCTTGAACGCTAGTTCGGTGTCGGCGGTGAACCCGAAAACGGAGTCTGGGACTTCGATCACTGGGGTTACTGTTTCAATGATTTTTGCCATCAAGCCACATCTCCCAAATCTTCACCGAGTCGGTAGGCTTGGATCATTGCCTCAACAATCGCGTTATCTTCCTGTTTCCCTTCCGTGTACTCAATCACGGTTTGCAAATCGGATACCCAGACTTGGCCCGTTGCAAAGGAATCGTCTTGGTAGTATTTGCCGTCGCTGGTTCGCTGGACGTATCCACCCATAGCTGACGCGCCTCTCAAAGCGGTTGCAAAGCTGGTCGTTTCTAGGAACATGAGCCTGGAGTTCTTTCCAGGGATGATGATTTTGAACTTTGTTTCCATATATCCTCGTGCCGTTGTCGCGGCTACAAGATATATTATACCAAATTTACGGAAAATAGTAGGGTCAGTAGAAAAAAAAGTGAAAAAAAGTCCCCGCTGGGTTCAGCGAGGATTCATTTTGAGCCAAAAAAAGGTCTTATATCGGCATTAGTTTTTCAACCGCATTGCACTCTGGGCATCGTTTGATCGTGTACACAATTTCCCGTGGTAGGAATAGCATGGCAACAAGGCAGACGGCGGCAATCACCCAGGTAGCGCCACACGTAAAGAAGCCCACAAGAAAGCATCCGGCGGCGATTGCTCCACAAACTTCGTACGGTCCGGGCTTGTGCTTATTCTTGTACAAGCAGTTCACGCATCCACACGATTGGCACGGTCCGACTAGCCTAGATGTATTTACCAAAGATCCGAAGAAAAGCGATTTGAAGGAAAACGGCTTTTTAGGTTGCGGTTGGATTGGCGGGGCAGCGACCGTCTTTGCGGCGCACGTGGCGCACTTTCCTTTTGTGAGGTCGCTGTATGCCCTAGATATATGTTTTCGGCAATCGATGCAGTAAACCGGTTGCATCATATCATCTTGCGAAAAGTCTTGGTCGTTCATTTTTCTCCTCTATATTTTATGAGTTGCTCTGGCCGGATTCCGTCTTCGCGGTAGAACGTTATCTCGCCTCCGTCATCGTCGGTATATGAGACGTGTACCAGAAAGGCGATGGCGTCCCAGTGTTCGCTTAACGGTTCCTGAAATGCGGGGTTGATCGCAAAAAGAGCTGGACGCTTTAGGTCTGCGTCCCATATTAGCACCTTTACAGTTGCGGCATGGTCTGGATATCTTTCAGCGATGATGATCTTGTTTAGCTTCGGGTTGCGGTTGGCTTCCCAGATCGTAAAATCGCCCGGCTGCAATGCAGGGTAGCAAGACTCTCCTACTATCTCCGCGCAGAACCTATTGGTCTTAAATAGTCTTGCCTCGACTTCGCAGAATTCTTCCGACTCGCCAGGATCGCTCCATTGTCCGGCGGGAATCTGTCCTGCGTGTTTTATGGTCATCTTTAAGTAAGTCACTGCGAATCTTGGGTCGCTGACTTCTTTCCCTACGCTGGAGGCCCAATCATGGGGAAGGTCTAGGGCTTCAGCTATTTCGCGCAGCAGCTCGGGGGTGAACGTGATTTTTCCACCAAGGAGATTTTCCACCTTAGATTGCGTGAGGTTCATTTTTAACGCCAAATCTATTGATGTGATCTTCCTAGGTCGCGCTGACGCCATGACGCGCCGCACTTCTTTGCCGATCAATTTATCCTTTTCTGACGCCATAAAAGGATCATACAGAATTATTTTCAAAAAATCGCCTGATACTATTACTATTTTCCGTAAATTTGGTATAATAGGTGCATGGGTTTAACCAAAACAGGCAGGGGCAGACCTCAGACCGACCCTTCACAGGTTCAACTTGTGGAGCGATTGCTCAGAGAAAAGCAACCTATTGACTTGATTCACAAAAATCCAGGCGTGACGATTGGGAAGACAAAAATCTACCTGATCCGCGACGAACTGAAGAAAAAAGAATGGGGCGCAGAAGCGACAACTTCAAGCACCCCAGGACAGATGACCCCGGACGAGGATGCGTACAGGAGCCAATCCCAGTAAGCATACCTGTCCCCGACCACAAGACACAAGGACAGATGATGAAAAGCATATACGACATAGTAGAAGAGACGCTCGGCATTGAACGAGTAATTACCGACCTAGAATCCGGCGAATTGACCGACGAGCAAGCAACCTCCATTCTTTACGATGCGCTGATCAGCGCGGAAGGCGACCTGAAAGCTAAGGCAGAAGGGTACGTCATTCGCATGAAGAAGCTGGAGGCCGACGCGAAGATCCGATCAGACGAAGCCAAGCGGCTATCAGAAAGCGCAGGGTCGCTCACAAAGCAATCCGAACGGCTGAAATCGGTTCTGAAGATGGCGATGGAAACCCTGGACACGGAGAAGATCGAGACGGGACTTTTCACGGTTGCAATTCAGAAGAATGGTGGGGTTGCTCCTGTGGAGATTGATCCAGCCATTGATACCGACGCACTGCCAGAGGAATTTAAGAAGACGGTTACCACGGTTTCAGCCAACAAGGAAGCAATCCGAACCGCGCTCGAATCCGGCCAAGAGTTGCCATTTGCCAAGCTAGGAGTGCGCGGTACTTCTTTGAGGGTGCGCTAATGGCTGCAATCTCAAAGGCTCTTGAAGGCGTAGAGGCACAGCTTACAAAGGCTGGGATTCACTACAAGATCAATCAAATCATGGAAGAGGTCGGGGTCATTAAGAAGATGCGCTCCGAGGGCGTCAAGTACGCCTATCAAGCATGGGATGACGTTGTGCCAGCACTCAACGAGGCTCTTGTTAAGTTTGGCGTGACTTTGACGTTTACCGAAACACCACCAATCTTCCAATCACTGCAAGCAGGAAAGACCGAGGTGATCGTCGGCATGACAATCCGCGCAACGGATAGTGACTCTGGAGAATTTACAGAGGTCACGAAGTATGGTGCGGCCACTTACTACAATCCGCAAGCCTATCAAGCGGCTGGGACTTACGCTTACAAGTACGCGATGCTGAAGATGTTCTTGATTCCGTGCAAGGAAGACCAAGACCCTGATTCAATCGTGGAGCAAAAAGCACCAGCAAAAGCAAAAACCGCCGAAGCACCAAAAGCACCGGAGACAATCAAAGACTTCTTTGATAAGTCGGGGGCATGGACAAAGGAGCAATCCGCACAAATCAAGCAAGCCGCTTCTGGTACTGGGGTTTATGTTGCGGTTGAGGCAACACGTCTTATGGAAGAGGCAAAGGAATCTGGGGCTAAGAACTGGGCTGACGTAATTAATTACCTAGATGGTGATCTTAAATCTTAGGCTGGTAGGCAAGGACAATGAATACTATTACTTTATCGTCAACTCATTCACAACGCCCGGTACGACGTATGACCTTAACGTCTCTCGTCACACCGGGGCAATCTATTGCTCTTGTATGGACTGCCAATGTCGAAAACGGCAAGGCGACGTACTCAACGACGAAATCGGATGCAAGCACATCCTCGGACTTCACAAAACAGGAATCTTCAAATAATGGTTAATCGAGTCGTAATTGTTGGTCGCCTTACTCGCGACCCTGAGCTTCGCACTACAAGTGCTGGCAAGTTTATCGTAAGCGTATCCGTGGCGGTGACTAAGAAGTTTAAGCCGCAAGACGGCTCACCAGATGCGGACTTCTTCAATGTGACCGCATGGGATAAGACCGCTGAGTACATCAACCAATATCTCGGCAAAGGTCGCCTAATCGCTGTAGATGGTCGGCTTCAATCCCGTAAGTACACGGCTAAGGACGGAACAGAGCGCGATGTTGTTGAGATTGTCGCTAATTCGGTTCAATCGCTGGATAGACCGAAGGATGACGCGCCGAAGTCTGCACCAACTACGCCTAGGGCAAAGGCTCAGGCGATTGATGAATATGATCCTTTTGGTGATGAATGAAATGGCAAATCGTAATTTTTACCAAACTCCAACCGGGGTTAAATTCATTCAAAAGTTTCTGACCCTAGAGGCTGACATTCCAACCGCTGACGGCTATTGGATACGGCATCACAAAGAGCGCGGATCGTGGGCTATTGCTGATGTTGAAATGCTCAGCGAAACCACGGCTCGAATTGATACGGGAGTACCGACGCGATGGACATACACATTAAAAGCGTTTGATGCGAACCGTGAAAAGGTGACTTATACCGGGCCGTTTAAGGAGTTGCGACACGCTGCGGAATACCGAAAGGCGTTCCAGCCATCGGCTGACGTTGTGCGAAGCCTGGCGCGAAATATGGATCGTGCGGCATGACTACCATTACCGTCCCACCTCCAAGCCGAGTCCTAAGCCCTAACGGTGACCGTCACCACTGGACGAAGGTAAGCAAAGCCAAGAAGGAACACCGTTCACTTGTCGCCATATTAGCAAAGAATCAGAAAGCCGCTCCCATCTTGGGGGCGGTGGAGATCCAGGTCGATTGGTACATGGGCAATAAGACGTTCTATTGCCCGATGGACAATCAAAACGCAATCTCGGCATTGAAGGCCGCCATTGACGGCATTGTTGACGCCGGATTGATTGAAGATGACAACCGAAAGATTGTCAAGGCTATTTACCCTGTAAATTTGTATCGAACCCGAAAAGAGCATCAGGGACGAAGTGAAGTGGTTTTCACGATTAGGAGCGCGGCATGAACAATCTTTTTTTTAACGAAAGTGCGGAACCTAGCCAATTCGCGGATAAGAAAAAGCGTACACGAACTGAGCAAGTGGACATTGTGGATCGTTGGCTTTATTCGGATCACTTTGAGGATCATCCAAAGGGCTATGTAAGCAACGGTTTTAGGTTCTTTTCGGATATAAACCCTGTTGGTAGACCAAAGGGCGCAAAGGGGCTTACAACTGCCGAGCGCGAAGAGCGTAAGAAGCGCGGAGAATTGATCCTTCAAATGCTTGGAATTGGAATGAGATACGACGAGATTGGACGCCAGCCAGGGATTAATTTAGAGCCTGGACAAGTGCGAGAAATTGCCCGTTATTGGCAAGAGAAAGGAAATTTATCATGAGCGATTCTTTATGGTTTAGAGTTAGCACTGCCAAGATGGACGCAGAATGGTTCTTGTTCCTGTCTCCTGGCGCGAAATGGGCATTTATCACGATGCTCAAGGTGTGCGAGGAAACTATGACCAGCCAGAAGGCTCTTGGTGTTTGCCCAGCGATCAGCGCAGCCGTCCTGGCTCACAAAGCCGGGGTGTCTGTGGACTGCGCCAATGAGATCATCGGAGCGGCTGTATCAGCAGGGGAACTCGTTATCAGCGGGGATCGATGGGTCTTCACTGACCTCACGGCGTTTGCTTCTGACCGCACGATCCAAAAGCTGGAAGCTGAAAAAAAGCCAATTCAAGAGAAAAACATTTTGCCGCATAACGACGCAGAATGTCGCAAAACGTCGCAAAACGCGGAAAAGGTAGTCCCTTACGCTGACGCTGACGCTCTCGCTTACGGAGATACATACAAACAAGAAGTAAATACTCTCTTGTTGCCAAAAGGCAACGAAAAAGCCTTGGCCATGCCTGAATTGGTTCAGGAGCCCGAAGCGAGCATCTGCAAACACCTCGCAGAAGTAGCGCGGTTTAGGAAGCGGTTTTGTGATCCAAACCACTCACAGGCTGAATTTGCGACCATTTCCAGGATCGTTGAAGGCTACAAAGGCACGTCACGCGAGCTGATCGATCTTGCCGCTGAATGCTCCAGCTTCTACCAGTCCAACAAAAAGCACGTATCGCCGGGAGCTGTGTTCAGGACGTGGGTTAAAAATCACGTCACGAACTTTGGACGAGGTGCGCCAATCCGCAAGGGTGACGCGCTCGGAATGGCGCAGGAAGCATACCAACTCGCAGGTGAAATCGCATGAAAGAAAACTCAACTCAGGTGATGATCAAAGCCCTTGCTCGTCTTCGGCTCAGTGGCTTCGAATCGCCTTATGGCACGATGCCGCAAAACGCTGAGCAGTACAAAATCCAGGCTGAAAGCTACGTGGACGCGATCACCTCGCTCGTGGGCAATTTTCCGTGTCATGAGATCATCACGCGGACGGCGGAATGGTTTGCAGTAAACGCTGGTCATGACGGGCAAACGCCAAAAATGCCAAATACGGCGGCTTTCGCGCATCGCTACCGAATCGAGCATGGCAAAGACTTCGTGACGATCGGCATTGGTGATTCAGGCGGGTACATGGCCACGATCACGGTTCGGCGGGATCTTCCGGCTGATGAACTTAAAGCCCTGGTTGAAGCACGGCGCGAAGAACTTGGAATTGCAAAGGCACTCCCGACTCGCACGGTTGAGGAATCTAAACAAATCCTGAGAGAGTTTGAGGCTCCAAAGGTGGTTCGGGAAACCAAACCGTCAAAGGAGATCAGCGACGAAGTGAAAGCAAATCTGGAAAGGCTTCGGAATAGCCGTTAAAGGAAAACCATGAACATCTGCCAACTGCCACATGACGTGCTTTCGAGCCTTGTCTCAAGCTCCGTAGAAGACCGGATGCTCAAGAAGCAGGTTCGCGCTCGGAGGGTTTTCTCGGACGGGAAAAACTCCTTCATTTGCATTGGCAACGAGTTCCACGGCTCCAGGATGCTGGTGAGCATCGTCAAGGTTAGTTCCACGCTGTTTCACCATGACTTCATTTGGAATCGGAATAATCAGCGGTGGGCTTTTGAATCCACCGGGCAGATACTGACGACGGTTCTTGAGTGCGACATCTCGCCGGCTGCTGTTGCTCTTGCTATTTCCAGGCAGTCACCTAAAGGCTACGGCATGATGTTGGAGCTAGATTCGAGCCTCCTGGTCAATGGCCGCGCTTATTTGATGTCCAAAGGGTTTGACCGGGACAAGGCAGATTATCACGCTCTGATCGCATTCCAAAAGGCGATGGATGCGATAACTTACATTGAAGGCACGAACTTCTTTGCTTGCCTGAACTCCGCGTATTACTCAAGACTATCTAACGAGTTTCGCTATGAGCAAAAGGCCGGACGCGCATCTCCTGAACTTTCGCTCATCGAGGACTTGACGTCTGAGGAGATGGATGTCCCATTGGTTTGCGGATCATTAGCGCACAAAATCGCGGATCTGGTCTTGGGCGGTCAAACGTTTGAGGAGGCATCTGAAAGTCTATGTTTGACTGAGGCTGAGCGTCAATCGGTGAAACAAGAACTGGCACTCGCTCTTGGTGTTTAGAAGAAGCATGAAAGTCGCAATCGACCCAGGTCACGGGATGTCCAACGTAAGGTCTGGGGTCTATGATCCCGGCGCGGTATCGAACTTTCTATCTGAGGCAGACATCGCGCTCCAATGGGCGTTAACCGGGAAATGGGTTTTCGCTCTTAACGGTATCGAGACATACCTTACCAGGGATGATGACCGGGACTCTACTCCGGTCGGTAGGCGAGACGATGCGGCCACTAAAGAAGGATGTACCCACTTCATCAGCCTCCATTGCAACGCGGCGGCTAGTACCAAAGCTCGGGGCATTGAATCTTTCTACCGTGACGATGCGGACAAGCTTCTCGCCACAACCGTCCTCGCTGCACTTGCCAGGGTTGTTCCTGACGCGCCAAACCGGGGAGTCAAGCACGAAAGCCAAACCCACGTTGGACGGCTTGCGGTGCTGAATTTCAAACCACCTGCAACACTTGTGGAGCTTGGGTTCATTACTAACCCGCAGGATCAGGCTTACCTGATTTCACGCGATGCCAGGATACGCTTCTGGACGAACTTACTCCCAGCGTTTAAGAAGGCGAAGAAGTGAGCGAAGTAAAAGCATGGTGGGGCGGGCTTGCATCGTCCATTGGGGTTCTCGTTGCTGTGGCATATCCGATCGATGCGCTTCGCGCAGCCGTTTTGTTTGCTGGGATGATGGTTGCGGTGGATTGCATCACCGGAGTATTTGCTTCTTGGTGGGCTGGTGAAAAGATTACGAGCCGCAAACTCATCAGGTCCGCTTTCAAGGTCACGGTGTACCTTGCTCTTCCGGCCATTGTGTTTTGGTCGTTCGTTCACATCGGGATGCACGGCATATCGGCTCAAACTGCGACGGCACTCGCTTCCTTCCTGATCGGGGTTGAACTTTATTCCGTGCTGGAGAATCTTCGCAAAGCTGGAATCGTTGACGCTCCTTGGCTGATCAAGATTCTAGACGGACGGTTCAAAGACCGGAACGAAGAAAGCTAGGTGTTTAGAGCGGTGATGAACTTCAATCTTAACTCAATCATCGCAACGGCTCGGCTTGCACTTTCCACAGTCCCGGCTCAAGCACACGCTTTCGCAGAGCGAGCTTTGACGGTTCCGAAGGCGCAACGAGACGCGACTTACAAGGCTGTTGGACTAAGCGAAGAAGACCGCATTGAGGCAGATCGCCTTTTCCGCGTGTGGGCTGATGCTGGTTCCGACCTCGTCGTCTTCCTTGCAAGCAAGGGCGAAATCGACGCTGACTAGACTTTCACGAATACCTGGGAATAGAGCCGGAGGAGAACTCCGGACACGGTTTTATGTAATTTCACCGGTCTTGAACACCCTCCTATTTTAATTTTTAGTCTATAAAAGATGTCCAAGATTCCTCATGAGCCTACTGACGAGACTCGTGCGCTTGTTTTTGAATGGGCGTCCAGTGGGCAAACACACGCGGAGATTTGCGAACAAGTTGGAATCAGTATCCCAACACTTTACAAGTATTACCGTGAGGAACTTGACGCGGCAGAACCTTGCTTAAATCAAGCCGTCAAAGGCACCCTTTACAAGATGGCAACATCTGGCGAGTGTCCAAGCGCGACAATCTTCTGGTGCAAGGTGCGGCTTGGGTGGGTTGAGAAGGCAAAGCTCGAGGTATCAAGCGGTGAACCTGCTATAGATGTCACGAAGTACACGGCTGACGAACTAACCCAGCTGGAGGCATTACTTGCGAAGGGTTCCCTCCCTAGCGGAAATTCAAGCGGAAATTAGGCGGCGCGATCTAAGCCGCTTCCTTCCTTACGCGATGCCCAATATGCGCTGGGACTGGCCGCATACCAAGGTCATCATCGAGCATCTCCAGGCGTTAGCTGATGGCGAGATTGAAAACCTGATGATCTCCTGCCCTCCTCAGCATGGCAAGACTCAGGTCGCATCTATCGGGTTTGGGGCGTTCCTGCTCAACCAGCGCAAGGAAACTCGCGTGGGGATTGCGTCCTACTCGGAAACGCCAAGCCTTAGAATCTCGCGCTCGATTCGGCGGATTATGGAAGGCGTTGGGGCTGAGTTTACTGGTGACCTCAAGAGCGTTCAGGAATGGGAACTGGACGATGGTAGTAAGGTTCGCGCTACTGGTGTTGGTGGTGCGTTCACGTCGTTCCCGGTAGACATTGGGATACTTGATGACCCGATCAAAGACCGTGACCAGGCTGAGAGTCTGAATGCCCGGGACTCGCTTTGGGAGTGGTTCACGGACGTTTGGATCGCTCGGAACATGAAGCACCAGGTGCTTATCGGCACGGAATGGCACCAGGACGGATTGCACGGACGTATTCGGAACGCTCCGGGTAACCAAAGATGGACGCTCCTAAACCTCCCAGCGATCGCGCTTGAAAACGATATTCTTGGTCGCGCTCCTGGCGAGGCGTTATGCCCTGACCGTGTGACATTGGAGCAATTAGAGGAACGCAAGCTCCAGAACCCGTATTCATTTGAGGCGATGTACCAGGGCAACCCAAGCCCACGAGAAGGAACGCTGTTTAAGGTCGGAAGTCTGGTCTACTGCAACCATGACGAGGTGCCAATCAATCTACCAAAGGTAAGACGTTGGGACTTGGCAAGCTCACCTGAGGGGGACTATACCGTCGGCCTCTTGATCGAAGGGCCGTGCCGAGATGGGCGGTTCTATGTGACCGATGTAGTGCGTGGTCGCTGGAACGTCTTTGAGCGTGACCAGGTGATTCTGCAAACCGTGAGCAGGGATGGACGGGCGGTGAGGCAGGTGTTTCCGAACGATCCCGGCTCTGCTGGTGATGCTCAGATTAGCGCGATGAAGCGGATGCTCGCTGGCTTTCCGGTCTATGATGAACGGGAAACGGGAAGCAAGGAAGTCCGCGCTGAACCTGTCGCGTCCCAGATCGCGGGTGAGAATATCGTGATTGCTCGAGCGCATTGGAATACCGAATTCGTTGAAGAATTGCGGACATTCCCGCGTGGTCGCCATGATGACCAGGTTGATACGCTCGCTGGTGGGTTCAACTACCTGGCAGCCAAGAAGCGCATTTCGGTAGCGGTGTAGGTGTTTAGCCTAGATATGAATCTATCCCAGCGGGTAAAGCAGTTCTTCCTGTCTACTGCGCCACGCTCTAGCGTCGGTATGCTTCAGGTTCCTGTTTTGCGCTCGCTTGACCCGCAGAAGGAGCCATTGCACCTTAATTCCGTGGTGATGTCGCTGATTAACTGGGCATGGGTTCAGTCTTCGGCGGCTCCACTTGCGGTGTTCAAGAAGGACGATGCGACCGACCAGGACGAGATTGTCAAGTTGCCGTTGGTGCTTGAGGCAATCACCGCTCCGGTGCAAGGTATCTCCAGCCGCAATGCCATGTTCGGTATGTGGATGTCCCTCATTACCGAAGGCACGGCGTTCTTCTACCCTGTGCGCGATACCAGGGGTCGCATCGTCGGCTTGCAGTACCTGTACCATTATTACTGCACGTTCCAGGGCGGGAAGGTTCAGTATGTAGCACCAAGCGGCGAGACGACGTATTTTGACGAGCAGGATCTAATCATTCTGCGCTACGGTATTGACCCAGAAGATTCCAGACGCGGGTACTCACCGCTGAAGGCTTGCCTCCGTGAGGTGTTGACTGACCAGGAGGCAAGCGAGTATCTCCGCGCTGTTCTTTCAAACTTTGGTGTCGTTGGCTCCATCATTTCCAGCGACGATGAGTCCGCGAACTTTGACGAGGATGCGGTCAAGGCGATTACGGCGGCTTGGAAGAGCGCAACGACCGGAAGCAACCGGGGCAAGACGCTGGTATCAAGCACGAAGCTCAAGATTCAGGAGATCAGATCCAATCCAAAGGACATGATCCTCGAAAAGGTTCGCAATATCCCCGAGCAAAGAATCTGCGCGGCGTTTGGCGTTCCTCCTGCTGTCCTGCAGCTCGCATCGGGACAAGAAACAAGCACATATAACAATTTGACCCAGATGATCCGGCTTGCTTGGAACCAGTTCCTCATTCCGGTGACTGACATTATCGCAAGTCAATTCACTGACCAGTTTTTACGTATTTTTACTGACGATTCTGCGCTCTATTTGGGCTATGATAGGCGTGGTGTTGAGGCGTTACAACTTGACCGTGCAGAATTGGAAGCCAGGTACACGCTTTTGTACCAGGGTGGCATTGTCATGCTGAACGAAGCGAGAACTGCGCTCGACTTTGAGCCGGCCAGTGTGGACGGGTTTTACCAGGATTTGAGTTCTGCGGCCAGTCTGACTCTTGCAAAGGCTCGGCTTGCTGAAAGTCTGGCAAAGAAGCAAGGGCGATCTGATGTGTGAGATTCGGCTAGACGGTGGATTGCCTCCTGACCAGGCGGTGCTTATAACCACGCTCGGGCATAGGCCGAAGTCTGCCGCTTATCGCAACCATAAACTGAAGGCATTACCCAGCGGTTTTGATGTTGAGGAGACCTTGACCCAGATTTACCGGGCATTAAAGGGCGACATCATGGGGCTTGTTGAGCAAGTCAAGTCTGGCGCCATTGATCCTCAGCAGTTCGCGGATGATGCTTACCTTTTGATCGAAGATGCTCATTCTAAGGCGTGGTATCTTGGTCGCAAGCGTTCGGGGATGACTGATGCCTTCAACTCAGCCGATCAGCAAGCGGGACGTGTTGCGGCTGATTTTGATTCCTTTTTCATTGCGAATTGGCGCGATGATTTCGTGTCCGGTCGCTATTTTGACGGGGAAGAATGGGCTGATGGCTTGCTCAAGGAACGGGCGCGGGCTTATGGTACGCGGGTACGCGGGACTGCCAACGAGGCATTTGTGCTTGGGACTGAAGAGCAGGGGCTAGATGTTGAATTTGAGTGGGATCGCTCTGCGGCTGAATCGTGCCAGGACTGCATTAACTACGAATCCCTGAACCCGTGGTTACCTGGTGAGCTTCCTTCTTTTCCAGGCGATTGCTCCACGGATTGTAGGCACAACTGCCAGTGCCGCATTGTGCGCTCGGACGGCAAGCTCGGTTTCGATCCATTTGATGACTAGGTTTTTACCCTAGGTGTTTAGTCTAGGCATGAGCGAAAGCCTCGTGCGAAAGAACTGTTTGACCGTGCTTAAATCTGCCTCCGATGAGGGGATGGTGGAAGCGTTTGTATCGGTCTACAACCTGAAGGATAGCCACGGAGAGCGGATGCGCTATGGTTGCTACGGCGAATCCCTAGCGAAGAAGATGCCGAAGGTTGCCTATTTCCACAACTGGAGCGAACTCGTTGGCAAGGTCATTGAAGCTAGGGAGATTCCTGCTGGTGATCCTTCCCTGCCTGAATCTATTCGTGAGTTTGGCGGTCTTTTTGTGAAGTGCCAATTCTCGATGGATGTCCAGAAGGCAAAGGAGACTTTCGCGCTAATTCGCGACGGCGTCCTTGATGAGTGGTCTGTCGGCTACTACGAAAAGGGGCGCGAAATAGAGGGTGAAGATTACTGGGTGACTGCGACTGATTTGGTCGAAGTGTCCCCGGTTTTGCGTGGTTCCAACCCTGCCACGTCCACAGTTTCAGTTAAGGCGTCTGGAGCGCCGTTCGCTGATGAACTCGGTTCGGTTCGTGAGGCCGTGTCGAAACTTGTTACCAGATCCAAAGAAGTCGCTGAACTTCGCAAATCTAAGGGCGGTGTGTTCTCTCCTGAGAATCTTGAGCTGCTCAAGCAGATGCGTGAAGAGATTGACGGCTTTATCGCGGACAACGACCAAAAGCAAGAACCCGAAACGCCGGACGCGGATGCTCAATTAGCACTTGCGGCTGTCGCTGAGGCTGTCCTTGCACTTTCGTAACGCTATGAATTTCACTCAAAAAGAAACTGAACTGCGCTCCAAAATGGAGCCAATCATTGTGAAGGCTCAGGCTGGCACGGCTTCCTCGGAAGAAGTGACCGCACTGAAGGCTATGACCGAGGAACTTACCTCACTCAAGTCCCAAATGGAAGCTGCCGTTGCGGCTGAAAAGGCACAGGCTGACCTGGCGGCTGGTAAGGGCGTCAATGCTCTTGATACCACTGCAAAGGCTGAATCTGCTGTTCTTTCGAGCAAGGGTTTGACCTTTGACGACCGTCCAGAGATGACCGAGAAGCAAGCTCGAATCTATGGCACCGACGAACACGTCAAGGCATTTGTTGACTTCTTCATGACCAAGGGTAAGCCAAGCGATACCCAGACTCTTAAGGTCGTCAACGAAATGGTTGATACTGAAGGTGGATTCTTCGTTCCTCCTCAGTTTATGACTGACCCGATCCAGCGAAAGGTGGCTCCGTACCGGTTGCAGAACTTGGTGACCAACTTCCAAGCCGCAAGCAACCAGATCAAGTACCCGACGATCCGGTACACCGCCGACGATCTGTATACCTCCGGTATGCGTCCGATCCTCACGGGTGAGCAACCTGCCTCAGCTACTGCGGCAAACGTGAACCCTGAGCCGGTATTCGGTGAGACTGTGATCAACATTCACACGTACATGGCGACCCTGCCTGTTACCAACGACTTCTTGGAAGATACAGTGAACTTCGGTTCTTGGATCACCACGAACTTGATGGAAATGGCGGCTGTGAACATTGATGGCTTGATTGCAAACGGTCTCGGTGGAAACCTCGGGCCGCTCGGCTTGGTCACTGCTTCTGCAACTGGCTTCGCTAACGGTATCACCAACGTTGCCACAACTGTCAACGACTCCTTCTCCTGGCAAGACCTGGTGGGAATCACAATGGAGCTTCCGGAGCAATACGCATCCAACGGTACTTTTGTCATGAACCGACAATCGGCTGGAAAGGCTGCGATCACTCTGCAAGGTTCAGACGGTCAGCCGATCTTCCGGCGTGGCGGTGTCAACAACGGTATCACTGATGCTCAGCCTGACACTTTGAACGGTTACCCGATTGCTTACTCCGCGCACATGCCGAACTTGGCTGATGGCGCGTTGCCTGTGATCTTCGGTGATCTGTCCCAATACGTGCTTGCTCGACGCGGTGTGATGACCATTAAGGTTCAGCAAGAAGTGAACTACACTTCCAACCGAACCTTATTTACTTTGCGCTACCGAATCGGCGGCGCACCGGCACAACCAGCGGCGTTCAGAACGCTCCGATGCATCTAAGGAAAAACAATGAACCTAACATCTAACTATCGAATCGAACGTGTTGCTCCTGATGGTACAGCGGCTTCCACGTTCACTCTTGCGGCTGGTACTACCAGTGTAAACTCTGCGGCTGTTGACCTTCTGGACTTCGCGTCCGTGGTCTTTTCTGCTCACATTGGCGCGATCACTGGCTCCGGTCAGGTGATCTTCACTGTGGAAGGATCGGCAAACGGCTCTACTGGCTGGACGGCTTTAACGGGTGCAACCACAACCGTTATTGGCTCGGCTAACTCCAACAAGATCGCGCTCATTGGTGTTGCGCGTCCGGCGTCGCCGTACCGATACGTGCGGCTTGTCTCGGCTCGAACCGTTGCCAACGTCGTACTTGACGCTGTGACTGCATTTGCTGGAGATGGTCGGCTTAGCGCTCCAACTCACCCAACAGCAACTGTTGCGGCTTCTGTCTACGTCGCTTAATTGCGGCAATAGCAGGATCAAAAGCACCTCCCTAGCGATAGGGGGGTGTTTAGTTTTATATGCCGCGAGCAAACTACCCTACGACCTCCGAACTCACTGGATACCTCGGCTCACCTACTTTGCCGACGGTGATTTCCAGCGGCTACCAATCCATGCTCGATTCGGCGGTTGAAGATTTCGAGAGGCTCACCGGGATCAAGCCTTTTAAGGCAGACGCGAACGCAAGCACCACGGTCTTTAGTTCTGCCCATGAGAGCGGTGATGCGCTTTATTTGCCAACGACGTATTTTACGCTGACTTCATTAAAAGCAAACGTTACTCCGAGCGATGCGGGTACTGAATTGGTGGTGGATCAGGATTACTTCTTGCTCCCTGAAGCTGGGCCTTATGACATGGTGCGCTTCCGTGGTCCTCGCTCGTTTGGGATCAAGGATTTCAGCGTGACTGGTCGCAAGGGATACAGCACGACGATTCCTGAGGACGTGTTTGAGGCGATCCTGCTCAAGGCGGCGGTTACGATCTACAACTACCAAGCGAACGCGGCGGGTGGCAATTACGAGAAGGTCAAGCAAGGACCCGTGGAGCTAACCTACGGCGCGTCAGGCTCGGAGCTTGTTGAAGGGCTGGGTGGCAAAGCAAGAGCCGCTGAAGAGCGTTTCAATGCCGTCGTTGCCAAGTACAAGCGCATGGTGATTCTATGATCCTCAGTTTGGCGGTGACGGTCAAGTTGCCAGTCTCCAACTCTATCGTGGGTGGGGAAGGGCATGGCGGTCAAACGTTCTCGGCTGGGACTGCGGACACGGTGCAGATAACGCCCATGACAACGACTGCGGCTTACGAACTTACGGGGGTGGATATTGATCGTCCGTTCCTGCTCCTGACCACTCCGGCGTCTGCTTCGCTCTACGTTATGGGCGGGGTGGTGGAGTTTAGTTCGCGCTCATTTCGGATTATGCGCCCACCTTTCACTTTCAACGTTGTCCCAATCGCTTCAAATTGCAACGTGATTCTCTCGGAGATTTTATAAGATGGCATTTTCTGATCATTACAGGCCGATTTTGGATGAGCTGCACGATGCGGTTGTTGCTGAGTGGGGGCTGAGCGAAGCGAACGTGTACATGGGTTCGCCTGGACTCGAGATCAACATTCCACACGCGATCATTGCTCCACAGCGGATCACCACGGATAGGAACAGCGAGTATGGGACGGGTAGAAAACCAGCAGGAATTTTCACCGTCACCGTTCGCGGGGAGTTTGCGATCACTGCGAGTACCCAGCGACCGATTGATCTTGTATTTGATCAGGTTGATGCGCTTTGCTTTGCGATTGAAACCAACGCGACGTTTGGCACTATGGGGATGATGCCGCTCGTGGAAGAGGTCGGGCTTGACGAGATTACCGGGGAGATGGACGGTTCGGGTCAACGGCGAACGGTTGTTGAGATGGTCGTAAGTTTCGTGGTGCAGAGGGCGCGTGGCTAGGAAGCACCTTTCTTCTGCTTCGCTTTTCCAGGCTCATATCAAGGCTTTTGCCAAGATGAACGGGACTCACCGGGAGCTTGTTTTAAAGAGCGTTCAGCAGGCACGGCGCGACTTGCACAAGGAGATGAGCGGTTCAGTTAAGACGGATGCACTCCGCAAGATGGGACACCCATACGGTCGGGGTGGATCGGCTGGAAGTGCCGGGCGCGGACAGAGGGGCAATAGACGCGGACGTGCTAGGCTGGCGCCAAACCCGATCAATACCCAGACTGGACGGCTTCGGCGTTCGATTTACCTGACGGAACGGACTCCGGGTAATTGGTATCTGGGGTCTACGGCTCCTTATGCCAAGTACCAGCTTTCGCCTACGGGTACAAGCCGCATGATTCGGCGCGGTGTGTTTGGTGGTCGCAAGATGGGCGGTTCTTTGGGACGAATTGAGCGGTACTGGCGGGCTAGGAATCGTGGGATTCGTGAGGCATTGAAGCGTCAAGGGTTCTAGGTGTTTAGCTTTGTATGAGCGCACGACGCACCGATTTAAGCACCAAGTCCTTTACGATTGAGTCTCTTGACTTGATCGCGCAAATTAGGTCTGATGATTTACAGCTAACGAATACACTCGTTGACGCTCGCGGTGCTTCTCGGTACGAAGTGCAGGTGCAAACTAAGCGAAGCGGCACTTTGAATTTTACGATTCAGAACACAACTTCTGGAGCTACTGCCGCTGACTACATCCCGCGAAGCAATTTGAGTGTGACGGCTTTAACGGCTGGCGGCTATGATTTCCTCGACCACTGGAAGAGCTTCACTTTGTCTTTGACCAATTCCACGGCTGACGGCTCGGGTGGTCGCGATGCTTTTACCTTTGCAAACTACGTCGGCGGGTCGGCTTTGGAGCTAACTGTTGACGCTCAGGTTCCTGTTGCTGAGCTTCAGTATGACCAGGTCGTTGATATGCTGAGCGCAACTGCTACTGACCGCGTGAAGGCAATGAGTGTGAACCTGGGATCGGGTCAGGCTATCAGCGGTGATGCTGTCCTGGCGTCGGTTGGGATTGGGTTCCAACGGGGTTCGATTATGATGGTTCCTCACACCTATCGTTGGAGTGGCCTTCCGGTCATTACGGGCACAGTTACGACTGGTGCAACTGCCTTGATTAGTAAAGCACTTACTGGCACGGCTTCTGATTCTCTTTTTGATTTAGTCCATGACACCGGGGCTGGGATCATCACGATTGCTGATGCAAGAGTCCAAAGTTTGACGGTCACTGTGAACGATTCAGACATTCAGACGATCAGCGGGGTTCTTGCTCTTGCTGGCGCACCAACATTTACTGCGAGTACATAACATGAAAAGCGAAGAAGGAAAAAAGACAAAAGAGGGTGGCTTTCCTGCCCATTCCATGCCTGTGCCAGTTGTAAAGGAAAACTTGATAACTGAGCCTGCACCTGCACCACAAGACGAAGAAGAAGAGGGCGAATAATGGGGCTGCTTGATACCTTGGAGAAGGATTACAAGGCAGAAGAGGAGTTCTCGGTCGAGCTTCCGGTGGCGTCGTTGCCAAATGGGAAGATGACGCTTTGGTTCCGTGGGTTCAAGGACGTCAACGAACGCCAGGCGGCGGCTAAGAAGGCAAACGGTTACTCGAAGGCCGCGCTTGTTTTGGGTAAAGCTCGGGAGCTTGGAATTACTGGCGACGATGAGTCGCTTTCCGAACAACTTGCGGCGGTTCATTTGATCCATGCGACGTTTCTCAGATCCGAACCAGAAGAAGAGTTTTCGCTTCAAGATGCCATGCGTCTTTTGCGTCTCGGCGAAGCGTTCGTCTTACTTAAATTCCAGTGGGAACAGGGCCAGAAGACCGTACAAAGCGTGATGACTCAGTACTTTATTGATGAGGCAAAAAAAAACTCAGTGACAGTAGACGATTCCTTCTCTGCGGATTAAGGGATGCGGGTTCTCCGGCTGAGGTGGTGCTGAAGCACTTTGACGATTTAGACGATTATGTTTTCAGCCTTGCGGCACTTGCGGAGATAGAGTTTGACGAGAAGGTTGCTATGGCTGGGATCAATTTAGGAGTGAAATGAGCGTAACAGATGTACTAGAAACCCAGTTTAAGCTCGATGCCTCGCAGTACAAGCGTGAGGCGGGCATGGTGACGTCATTCAACGATACGCTGGGGCGCGATTTTAACAAGCTGAACGGCGTGATGGATGCGATGCGGCTTGCTGGTGTTGCGGCTGGGGTCGCTTTGGCTGGCATTGGGATTGCGGCGGCTGGAGCTTTTGCGGCGTTCAAGCAGTACGCGGCTTTTGAGTCCTTGGAGAATGGGCTGGTTGCGGTTGAGGGGAACGCTAAAAAGGCAAAACAAGCACTGGAAGACCTAAAGCGGATTGCTCGCCAACCGGGGATTGGCTACGAAGAGGCGGTGCGTGGATATGCGGGGCTTCGGCGCGGTGGTGCGGATGCTGAGTTTTCCCAACGTGCGGTGGCTGCCGCTGGAAACGCGAACGCTTTTGCGGGTGGGAATGTTGAGAGTTTCCAGCGCATGATGCTCGCGTTTGGTCAGATTTTGAACAAGCCGTTTCTGCAAGGTGAGGAACTGATGCAACTCAACGAAGCTGGGCTTCCTGCCTCGCGGATTATTCGTGAGCGGTTCGGCTCGGCTGATGGTAACGACCTCAAGAAGATGGGCGTCACGTCTGGCATGGCTCTGGAGGCACTTGTTGAGGCGATGGAAAAGATGCCTAAAGCCGCTGGTGGTGCGCAGAACCTACTTGATAACATCACCGACTCGCTCAAGTTCGCGATGGTCGGGCTTGGTGCTGGGCTTGCTTCAGGGGTTGGGAACCCGCTTAACTCGGTGCTTAAAACCCTAGACCAACTGAACTCCAACAAATACTTTGAGTCGCTCGGTGCAAACATCGGGCGCATCTTTGAGGCTGTTGCTGGTGGTGAGGGTGAGGGGCTGATGAAGTTCGCCAACACGCTGGAGGTTCTTTCGATGGCGATTGCTGATGCGATGCCGGATATTATGTTCTGGCTCAAAGCTCTTTTGCTCACACTCGGGCCCGTCGGCATTGTTGCTCTTGAAAAACTTAAGGCACTGGAAGGAGATAGGTCTCTTGCAAAGGCTCAGCAAGAAAACGCTGATAATTTCCAGGCTATCAGGGAAGCACAGGATAAAGCCAAGGCAGAGACTGAAAAGCAAAAGACTGAGGATCAAAACTCTGCACAAGACCCTGCGACTCAGTTCCTACGCAAGATTGAAAAGAACACCGCCCAGGCTTTAGAGATTCAGAAGGCGGCTTTTGGTGGTGGTGAGCTTGCACGGATTGGGGTCACTGCCACGGAGATTCGCGGGAAGTCTAACCGTGAGAAACTCGCTCACCAGATCGGCGTGGTTGGGCTTGATATGGCGTTTCCGGTGATGAGGCAAACGCGAAGGCTAGGCACCTAATGGCTTACGATGATCCTTTCGTTATTGAGGTAGACCATGAACAGGGGCGCATTGTGAAGCCTCTGAACGCTGTATTGTGCCAGGGCTCCAGCGATGGGGTGGGGCGGGATAAAACGCTGGGATGGTCGCTCAGTAAGGGATCGGACGTATTCATTGAGGTCGCTAAGTACACCGCTTTCCTGGCTCCATACCAAGGGTCACCTACGTGGGCAAAAACGACCACCGGGAACTATGTTCGTCGGCGCAAGACTGACTTTGCTTTCGGGGATAGCACGAAGTGGAGCGAAGCGGAGACTAAGGTTGCTGGGGACTGGTATCTCAACGGCTCAAACCTCCCGGCAAACGAGACGATGATCACCACCGCGACGTTCGGAAAGAATCGCGGGTTCTACGTTTCCTACCTTGTCCCTAGCACGGGTACTGAGGATTTTGAAGTGATTCAGGTCGGCTGGAATTCCACGGCTACGCTTGCAGGTGGGGTTGGGCTTTCGATTAGCTCGACTGGGAATGTTCTGATTTACCGGGATGGGGTTTACCGTGGTCAGGCGAGCATCAGCGGATTCACGGCGGGGAATCAGACCGGGCAGCGATGGGTTTCGCTCCTGCTTATTCCTGGTCGCAAGTCGGAGCTGATCGTGGTTCCTGACCAGGGGACGGGTTTCACCTTTGATTTTGAGGAACTGAACACGGTTACATCGCCGGAGATTACGCCTCCAAGTACGAAGTTCTGGGCTAAGTTTCCGAGTACTGCGGCTGGGCGTTCGGTCAGTATCCAGATTGCGCCCATCACCTATCCAACCTCGGGTGTTCTGGCTGGTGTTGATGCGTGGTTCTCTGAGCCTCCGGATTCGGGCGATACCTTGCTTGCTCCTGACATTTTCTGGGATGAGGCCTATGCCGGGACGACTGGGGTTACGGCTTCGCTTCGTGAGACGACGGCTTTTGGTACGGTGTTTGCGCCAAACGGAACGAAGATTTCAGCCACTCCGCGCTTTGATTTGACCGGGGACGGGAATTATACGCCATTTATTTATGGTGGGGTTTTTGGCTACCGTGAAGAGCGGGGGCTGACCGATGATGCGGAGATTGCGGACATTACCAACGCTCTGACTCAGCGCAGCATCTCGGTGGGCGAAACCCCGGACGCTACCAAGATGATGGTCAGCACGGTTGGGCTTGATCCTGTGGCCACGGCTGGGATGGTGGATCCGCTTGGTCACATGTGCAGACCGATCCGGGCTAAGATGGGCGGGCAAACGCTCTTTGATGGGGTGACAATGCCGCCTTCTGTTGCTGGTGCGCCAAGTGAGGCTGGGTATGAGCTTAATTTTGAATGTTTGAGCCGCTGGCATT